TGGTAACAGGGGCAGATGAAATTTCTAAAATTAAGCTTGGAATTGATCGTGTGCTTTTATTAGGCGAAGGGCAAACATTTTCTTTTGTTGGCAATCCCGGCTCACTTAAAGATATGATTGAAGTAAGTAAGTCATTCGCCAATCAAACGGCTATTAACAATCATCTTCGTATCAAATGGGATGAATCGGGCAATGCACCAAGCGGTGCGGCATTGAGGATAATGGAGATGGAGAATTTAGAATCTCGTATTTCAGATATACCAAAATGGCGAGATTGGGAACACGAAAGATATGAAGTGGATCGGGAGATTATCCGTGTACATACAGGTAAAGATATGGGTGAGAATTATGTCGTGGATTTCGCAGAAATAGAATTTCCAACAGACCAAACACAAGAGTTTGCACGTCTTGAATTTATGCTTGACAAAGGTTTAATGGATAGGACTGACTTAATTAAATATTTCAATCCAGATATAAGTGATGAAGATTTACAAAAATTAATGGATAGAGTGGACGAGAATAAGAAAAAAGATGCAGAAGCACAACAACCAGAACAACCACAATTTGAAGGGTTAAGACGACTTGGCACAATTGGTTCTTAATCACATTGCAAAGATAGATGAACTCCAAGACGAGGTCATTCAGAATGCTGAAAGTATCTTGCCGTCAATAGACATTGATGAAATGTTGAAGGACACAGAAGGGTATTTACTCAATCTTGGATTAGCGTTCTTGACCGAACACGTTGACGAGATTGAAAAAGGTGCAAAGCAAGGACNGAGATTTGCTAAAGAGGTATTGAAGAAAAGTGGCTAAACAAGCAATTACAATCGAAAAAAACTTTGACTTGAGAAAAATCTCATTAGATTTGACAAAAGAATTGAATCGTGCCGGTCAAATTATTAAAAGAGATCATTTTCAACGATTGGAAAGAGGTCAAGGAGTAAAGGGTGCGTTAGTACCTTCTAAAAAAGCCATTGGCAAAACATTGGTTAACACAGGTAAAATGAGAAATCTTGTTATGGATAGAGCCACAAAACAAAAGCAAGAGGTTGTTCTTCATCCGGGCAGAAAACAAACATATCCCGGAACAAACGTGACAATGTCTGATGTTGGTGAATTTCATCAATTTGGTGCGGGGAATCTTCCTGTTCGTGAATGGTTTGGTATTACTGATAAAGCAGAAAAAAGAATTTTAAAGATGATGGAATTAGAAATCGAAAGGCAAATAAAACGTGCCTAACATACAGATTACAATGGCAAATCACATATCTGCATCGGCTTCACAAGCCGCATTGTCAATTCAAGAGTTGGTAACGACAATGAGAGCATCTGGAATGTCTAATGTTGCGATTAAACAAACATTGTTAAATGATCTTAATTCTGGCGGTCAATTGTTTGGTACATTCAGAAACAAGATTAAGAACACCGTCAAGAATGGAGTTGAATTTTCTTCTAATGATAGTGCTAACGGTGAGTTCACAAAAGCGGGAGTACAACAATTTAAATGGATTTCAGTTGGTGATAAAAAGGTATGTATTGATTGCGAGGGAAGGCACGGAGAAACAGGGACAATGGAGTTCTTTGAAACGATAGGACTTCCCGCTTCTGGATTTAGTATATGCACAACCAATTGCAGATGTCAGTTAGTGCCAGAAAATTACAAAGACGAGAATCTTGACAAGCCATTGGTTAAAAAAGAAATGGTTAAGCCAAAAGTTATTGATTTTAAAATGGCGGGAAAACACGAAACAGTCAAAGATTCACTTGGTTGGATGCAATCAAATGTTGCTAAATCGATGAACATAAGAACCTTGAAAGATTTAGATATTTTAAATGTTGCGACAAAGGGTATGTCTGAAATTTTAAGCGAATATAATTTGGACAAGCTTTATAAAATAGGCTTAATTAAAGGACGGTCAAGTGCAATGGCAAACGCAAGTGCAAGACACTTAAATTTTAAAACAAAATATTTTAATAATAAAAAAGCATTAGAATCTGTATATACAAGAAGCACATTATATTATGGCGAATCTGGGAAAAAACTATTAAAAAAATCTGAAAAACTTTTAGACAAAGCCATAAAAGAAGGCAACAAAGCAACACAAAGAGGATTAGCAAATGCGATATTTGCTATTAAAGCAAGACAGAAATCAAAAGCATTTCGACATACGGTTCAAATTGGCGAAGGATATGAGGCGGTGGTCAGATCAACAGTACATCACGAACTTGGACACGTTATACACGGACAATTTTCTGGAGGAACGCAAAGAAATTTTAGAACAAATCAATTTGATGGTGGGCCGAATATAAGAGCAAAGGGAAAGAGAAAATTAGACCTTGCTAAAAAAATGAACATCGAGTGGGAAGATTTATATACTAAACTTAAAAAAGACGGCGATATATCCAGATATATTTCTGAATATGCAAATACCAACCATAAAGAATTATTTGCAGAATCTTTTGCAATGTATGTAGGCGGGGAAAAAAACAAACTTCCTAAAAGCATATTGGAATATCTGGAAAGATATTTCAAGGAGTTTAACTAATGCCAATTGGTTTACAATGCCCAGATTGTTTGCATTATAGGGGGGATTTTAAATGTGAAGCATTTCCAGAAGGTATCCCCGAAGAAATTTATACAGGTAAACACGACCATACTTTAGCTTTTAAGGGTGACAATGGCATACGGTTTGAATCGTTAGAAAAGTTTGTTGAGAAAGAATTACAAAAAGAAAAGGAGACAGTTAATGTCTGAAGCACAAGAACAAGTGCAAGAAACGACCCAGAATGAGGGACAAGAGGTGGCTACTAAAAGCCAGACCACACCCGACACTTCCGGACAGTCGGAGTTATTGCACGAAGTAATGGCGAAAAAGGAAAAGATTAGAGGTCTTGAATCCGAAGTCGCTGAAATGAAAGCAAAAGAAGAAAAACGGAGACAGGAAGGAATGGCAGCCGATGGTCAAAAAGACGAATTGATTGCCGAACTTCAAGGTAAAATTGACCAACTATCACCGTTCAAAGAACGTCTGGAAACTTATGAGGCAAATCGCCGTCAAGACTTACTTGAGCGATTGCCAGAAACAAAACAAGAAAAATTTAAAGGACATCCAATCGATGTTCTGGAAGATTTGGTACAAGAATATTCACAGCCCGGTGCAAAGGTGAAAGTTGATAATCAACCTCCCGGTGCTTATGGTGGATATACTTCAATGGCGGAGTGGGCTGAAAGTGATCCGAAAGGATATAAAGCACAAAACAGGTCTACGCAAGGAATTACGGTGGGTTATGGCCCAAAGTAAGTACAAACCGTTTGGAGTTGATCTTGACCCTAAAGGCGAATTATCTGAAAAGAACTTGCCCGATGGTGACGTTCACGCCGAGATAAAAGGCGAGAAGGTAACGTATGATACGATGATAGATGAACTCGAAGAACGTGCCAACAACGCATCTCGTGGTAAACGAGTTGCTTCCAGAAAGTATTTTAGCGGATGGAGTCCTCCAAATAAGAAAGGCTAAATAAAATGGCTGAAACTGATACCGGTGTCGCACAGGGTGGTCTGGACAAAGTCATTGGCGATGCAATAATTGCATTTAACGAAGTCAATGTAATGTTCCCCCTTGTAAGCACCAAACAATGTCCTCCGGGTGCTATTACAGTACAATGGCCGGAATACACCGCAGTTGCTTCATCTTCAGTAGGTGCAGCAACCGATGGTTCTGATTATTCGACTGTGACATCCGTGACAACAACCGCAAGAAGTGCAACCGTTTCTGAACACGTTATTCGTGCTGATGTAACGGATTTGGCAGTTATGGGTAACGCAGATGACATAGCAGGTAATACAGGGGCAATTCTTGGAAATGCCGTAGCTGCGAAATTAGATGACGACCTTGTAGAACTTGGTAAAACATTTTCTCAAACAGAGTGTAGTGCGGGAACGCAACTAACACTTGATCACATCTTTGGTGGTTTAAGACAACTTCGAGCAGCAAATGCACCCGCACCTTATAATCTGGTTATGTCAGATGAAGGAATCTGGGGTGACAAAGGTTTACAAGGTTTACTTGTGGACGTAGCTGTGACAGGATCAAACTCAAAACCCGCTTCATTGCTTGGCACACAAGGTCAAGAAATGTTGTCTCGTGGTTATGTAACGTCAATCGGAGGCATAAATATCTATTTTAGTAATGAAATTGATGATAATGTCTCTTCGGGAGGGGACTCGGCTTCTTTTATGTTCTCTCGTGGGGCAATGGGATTGGCAGTTGGGCCGGAAGGTCTATTCAGAATTGAAACAGAACGTAATGCTTCATTTAGAAGTACAGAATACGTTGCTACAGGATTCTGGGGTGAAGTAGAAACAAAAGATGCTTTTGGTGTCTATATCCTTCACGATGTTAGCTAATAACTAACTTAATTCGGTANGGGGCAGTTTATTCTGCCCTGTGCCACTAAAAATTGGAGTAAATATGTACTTTAAAAGACCAAANGGCGATGTAATCGAATATGACAAGACACGCCACGATTTAGATTCGTTCAAGGCACGTTTTGAGGAATGTGACAAAAGACGGAAAACCTGTTAAAAAGGAAAAGAAGAAGGCTAAATAATGGCAGTCGGTACAAAAACGCACATCAATTCCTTATTAAAGGAATATTGGCTTGACGTAGCCGGTTCTACAACCTCAAAATCATTAAATGATGCAATGAGGGCGGGATTACAAGAACTTGGTTTTTCTGGTTCGCTGACAGGTATGCTCAAATCGTGGGCAAATGATCAAGCGGGAAGTACCAATGCTTCAATCTCGGTTGCGTTAAAGAATGCCGTTGCAGATATGCAAGGCGAAACAGTCTCCGATATAACGGAAGGCTTAAAAGAATATATACGAGAAATTAATTTTAATTCTCTATTAGTAAAATTTGAAGATGAAGATCGGAAATGGTCATTCATTGATTAACCGTATGGAAATGCCATACAAACTAATCTCATTGGAAGGAGATAAAAAATGGCGGCTTTAGGCTCACAGAGTATCGCATCAAGTTACGAGCAACTTTTACACGTTGATCGAGATGGTGGCGGTAACTCCACAACCCACGTTAGCGTCAAAGACGGTGACAACGGAACAACCTTTGGCTTCACTATTGCAACAGATGCTTTAATGATGTCAAGCACCAATCGCTTGGAGTTTGGTGATACAGGAACTTATATACATCAATCTGCGGATGGGGTACTCGACCTCGTTTCA